ACTAAAATGCCAAAAGATGTCATTGATAAAATAAAGAGCGACATCGGTGAGGCTCTTGACAAACAGTTCAATGCACCTGCTGAGAAGAAAGAGTTTAAACTAAGGATGTCCAATGTTGGGCGTCCTAAATGCCAGCTTTGGTTTGAAAAGAACAACCCAGCGCAGCAAGAGCCGCTACCTACATCCTTCAAGATAAACATGATCTTTGGGGATATGATAGAGGCTTTGCTGAAAGGGTTACTCCGGGCTGCTGGTATTACCTTTGGTGACAACAAGAAAGTATCTCTTCGTTTATCTGACACAGAAGACATCTCTGGTGAGTACGACATGTTGCTAGATGACAAGATAGATGACGTCAAGTCTGCTAGTCACTGGTCGTATGAGAACAAGTTTGTAGACTTCTACACACTAGAACAAGGGGATGGCTTTGGCTATGTGCCACAGCTTGTAGGCTACGCAGAGGCAGCTAACAAAAAGATTGGTGGCTGGTGGGTTGTAAATAAAAATAACGGTAGTTTCAAGTATGTGTCAGCAGCAGAGGCAGACAAGGACAAAGTTTTACAAAAGATAAAGGATGTCCATGAGTACCTCAAGAGTGATGCACCCTTTGAGAGATGCTTTACAGAGGAGCCAGAGTCATACAGAGGTGTGAACAGTGGTAACTACAAGCTACCAAAGGATTGCACTTTCTGCTCACACAAAATCAAGTGCTGGCCTGGTTTAAAAAGTCTGCCCTCTAAGGTGTACAAAGGTAAAAGAGAAGCACCTACCGTGCATTATACTAGATTGAAAGGCGAATACTAAATGACTAAGGTATCAATAAATGATGTTGAATACGACACAGAAAACATGACAGACAAGCAGCTAAAGACAGTACAGTTACTACAGCAGAACTTAGTGTCTGTAAATATGCTAGATCATTGGCTACAGTGTGTTAAGTTTGTAGGAGAGATTAAGACACGAGAACTGAATAAATCACTTAGTGATGATCAAAAGAAAAAGGAGTAGCACGAGAAGGTATCGCAGTGGCCTAGAAAACGAGATAGCTGCATACCTAAGAGAGCATCAAAGGCAAGTCAGGTATGAGCGTTTAAAGATAGAGTGGGAAGACCTACGCTACAGAACGTACACACCTGACTTTATTTTGGACAACGGTATCATAATAGAAACTAAAGGCATCTTTGATGCAGAGGACAGACGTAAACATCTAGCCATACGAGAACAACATCCAGAGCTAGACATACGGTTTGTATTCAGCAACAGCAAAGCAAAGCTATACAAAGGGGCTAAGTCTAGATACTGTGAGTGGTGTGACAAGTATGACTTCAAGTGGGAGCATCGTATCATACCGCAAGAGTGGTTGAAGGAGAAAGGTAAACCTATAAGAGTAAAGAAGATACTCTTCAAAGGAGAAAGAAAGGTAACAACATGAAGTACGTGATAGGAGATGATGAAGTAGCTTTGGTTTTGAAACCTTGTTCCTTTGATGGTAAAGGTAAATGGACAGGTGAGATGAATACAGGTCTTGTTGTAGGTGAGCCTAAGTTGCTTGATACAGAAGACACTGCATACGTCATGCATCTAGCTACATTGATGGGTGCTTTTTTAGAACTCGCACAACACGATGATATGCTGTACAACATGGTAGAAGAACACAGAAATGAACTAATAGGTTTAAAAGACGAAGAAGAAGAAGAAGACCAGCCCATGTACGAAAAGGTAGAAGGCACAGACGGTAAGATTCTAAAACTTACTAGGTTCACTAAAACGCAAGGTAATGCTTAATGAAAAAAGAAGGTCACGATCCTGTAACTAAACCTATTCATTATAATCAAGCAGGTATAGAATGTATACAAGCTATAGAGGCAATGACACAAAATATGTCTGGCAGTATTGCACCCCATGCAGCTAATGTGTTAAAATACCTGTGGAGATGCGAATACAAGAACGGACTAGAAGATATAGATAAAGCTATCTGGTATCTTAACAGACTAAGGAAACGATGGACGGAGATAAGAAAGTGAATAATAAAAATAAAAAGTTTAGCGTTACATTCTTACTGGAAGTAGATGAAGCATGTAACGTATTATCAACTGTACAAGACGCACATGAAGAGGACGTGCATGATCTAGTACGCAACACGTTCTACGATATAGACGATGTAAAAATAGACAACCTAACTGTGAGAGAGAGAACATGATTAATGCAAGTGATATAGAGGCGTTTGAATACTACAACAGCGTGGACAATGGTGAAGTATTGCCTACTGACTACCAGACTTTTATACATCAGTCTAGGTATTCCAAGTGGATGCCAGAAGAAAAGAAAAGAGAGAACTGGAGCGAGACAGTACAACGCTACATGAATAATATAGTTGATGGCAAAGTATCACCCGAAGAACAGCTACAAATAGAGGATGCTATTATCAATCTAGAAGTAATGCCATCCATGAGAGCCATGATGACTGCAGGGCCAGCAGCAGACCGGGATAACACATGTATATATAACTGTAGCTATCTAGCCGTAGATGACCCTAAAGCCTTCGATGAGGCTATGTTCATCCTTCTCTGTGGTACTGGCGTTGGCTTCAGTGTTGAGAGGCAGTACATTAATATGCTCCCTGAAGTCCCTACTCTCTTCCAGAGCGATACCACTATCGTTGTAAGGGACAGTAAGGAGGGATGGGCTAAGGCGTTTAGACAAGTGTTGGCACTCCTATGGGCTGGTGAGATTCCTCAATGGGATACCTCAAAGGTTCGTCCTGCTGGCGCTAGGTTGAAGACGTTTGGCGGTAGGGCTAGTGGCCCAGCGCCTTTGATAGATCTGTTTAACTTTACTGTGCAAACATTTAAAAATGCACAAGGGCGTAAACTCAGTGCTCTAGAGTGTCACGATATTATGTGCTTTGTAGGACAGATAGTTGTCTCTGGTGGTGTAAGACGTAGCGCTATGATTAGTTTATCTAACCTAAGTGATGACCGTATGCGTCACGCTAAGTCAGGTCAGTGGTGGGAGACAGCAGGACATCGTGCTTTAGCTAATAACTCTGTATGTTACACAGAGAAGCCAGACATGAACTCATTCTTACGTGAGTGGACAGCTTTAGTAGAAAGTAAGTCAGGAGAAAGAGGGATATTTAATCGTGAAGCATCTAAGAAACAAGCTGCAAAAAATGGTAGGCGTGATAGTGAGTGGGAGTTTGGGACTAATCCATGTTCGGAAATAATTTTGCGTGGCCCCAAAATACATCCAGAGCATGGTTACCCTGTAAAAGGAAGTGGTGGGCAGTTTTGCAATCTTTCTGAGGTTGTGGTTAGGGCTACAGACTCTATTGACGATCTTGAAAGGAAAGTCAGAGTTGCAACTATACTTGGAACTATTCAATCAACCTACACACACTTTCCATATCTGCGAAAGGTGTGGCAGCGAAATACAGAAGAAGAGCGTTTGCTTGGTGTGTCACTCACAGGGATAATGGACAACCCACTGATGACTACAAAAAACAAAGGTCTAGAGAAAACGTTGGAGCACCTAAAGAATGTCGCTATTTCTACTAACGCTGAACTTGCTAACAGTCTCAACATACCTCAATCTACTGCTATAACTTGCGTCAAACCGTCCGGTACAATCTCCCAGTTGGTTGACAGCGCGTCTGGTATTCACCCTCGCCACAGTTCATATTATATCCGTACTGTACGCGCTGATACCAATGACCCCTTAACTAAGTTTATGGCTGATCAAGGTATACCTAACGAGCCTTGTGTAATGAAACCTGATAGCACAGTAGTGTTCAGCTTTCCTATCAAGTCACCAGACAAAGCAGTGCTTAGAGATGATATAACAGCCATAGAGCAGCTAGAGACTTGGCTTATGTATCAACGACACTGGTGCGAGCACAAGCCCTCAGTGACGATTACAGTGCGTGATGAGGAGTGGCTAGAGGTGGGTGCATTTGTGTACAAACACTTTGATGAGATGAGTGGTATATCTTTTTTGCCTCACTCAGATCATACATATCAACAAGCACCCTATCAAGAAGTAGGTAGGTCAGACTACAATATGTTAGCGTCACTTATGCCGACTAGTATTGATTGGTCTAAGCTGTCTGACTATGAAGAAGACGATAACACAGCATCCATGCAGACACTAGCGTGTAGTGGCGATAGCTGTGAAATAGTAGACTTAACATAAAGGAGAAATAAAATGGTTGAGTTTTTTATAACATCTATAATTGCTGTTGGGTTGATGGCAGACGCATTAATACCTGCGATTAATAGTGGTATAGATGTGGCTGCACCTTATGTAGATCAAGGTGTTGATGCAGTGAAAAGTATCATTAAATGAAGTGGATAATAGTCCTTATATTCTTTAATGATGGACTACATTATGCACAAACCCAGCCTTACTTCTACAAGAACTACGAAGTATGTGAGGCTGCAGCAAGCGAGGTAAAAAAAGTGTACTCAAAAAACATGCCACATGAAGATGCACAAGTCATGGTATTTTGTGCATCGCTACCCCGGCGATTATGAGCATAGAGAGCGAAGCAAAAGAGCACATGGAAAGAAAGCAGCGGCTTTTTTATGAGGGGCTATTAAGAAAGCTAGAGCCTGTCAAGCATCACATAGAAGAACATTTACCAGATAGCAATGGTAAATACCGGGCTTTAGATGCTGTAGAGGATGTATGTATGATAGTTAAATACACTGCAGAACTACAGGGATTGAAGTAACTAATCTATTTTAGCACTAGGTGGACACGGCTGTTCTATATCGTATGTAACTATGTGATAAGGCCAGCGGTTATACTTAGTGCTAATCTCTTTTGGGCATCTGTATACACAAACTTTGTACATGGTTCCTAGCGGGACCATACCAAACAAGACGCTTGTTAGAGCACAAATCAAAGACCTGTTTTTACTTTGTAGTTTAGGTGGTCTATAATAGAGTTGTACATGCGTAACTCTCTAAAGTTAAAGTCTTC